TTGTAGACATAATAAGGTTAAATGGTTCTATAGAGTCATACCCTACACGTACACCACCTACTTCAATAGTTCTAGGTAAGTAACCACCATCTATCCAACCCTGTCTCATTTGTCTATCTGTAGGACCATTGCCTGTAAGTCTACCTGTCATCCAAGCATTAATTGCCATGAATGTTACAGCAGAGCCTATTGCCAATCTACCTGTTTGTAATGCCTTAGCATTTTGTAATTCTTCTAAAGTGTTAATACCGTACTTTTTGACAGTTGCTAAGTTACTAGCATCTGCAAAAGCTATGTCGTTAAACTCTTTGACAAGAAAGTTAAAACCGGGTGTATGTTTACCTGTAAGTGCAAGTCCGTTTACACCAGTTCTAGCAAATAGAAAGAATGGTCTAACGTATGGGTTAGCTGTCAAGACGTCGTTAAGACCTTTTGCAAAGCCTGTAAGATCTTGTGTAAGTGTTACTTCTTTACGTGCAAATATTGTTGCTTCATCTTTTATGTTACCATTGTTATCAAAAATCTGTCCGTAGAAATCATCTTGATATGCTTTCATAAGTTCTGGAGTTAACTTAGGCATCTCTATACCTTCACCTTGTAGTGTTAGTACATTACGCATAGCTTTTTCTCTCATCTTAGCTCTGCCAAGCAAGAAAGTAAAAGCATCATCAGTTGCTGCCATTAACTTTGTAGAGTATGTAAAAAGATTATTATTGTTTATACCACGTACCATATTGGTAAAAGCAAACAAAGCTTGGTCACTTTTACTTGCTCTACCACTATCTTCGTAATACCTTCTAACAAGTTCCCAGTTATAATCACCCTTACTAAACTCAATATATCTAGTTCTGATAGTAGATATATCACCTGACCAGTATGAGTTAAGACGAGTAAAGAACAAATCAAATGCTTCTGGTACAGCTTCAAGCATACCATTCATAGAAGCTAGGCTACCACGTATAGTAGCAGAGTCTCCTGTAAATGGATAACGCATAGTTGCACCTAAGAATGTAGATATAGGACGTAAGAAAGTTGCAGCACCTGTACCTAAAAGTGCTCGCATTGGTGTTTTAGGTCCACTTAATACACTGTGACTTACCATTTCTTGTAAGCTACGTATTAGTACACCAGTACGGTTAGGTCCTTCGCCACCTATCTGACCACCTTTGATGATAGTTTTAGCCCAGTTGTCAAAGTCTTCTAGTGAGTTTACATTCTTCATCATAGAAAATGCTTCAAACAACGCATTAAGTAAGTTGTCGTCTGGATCATCTTTTGCTATCTTTAGTATAGACATGATGGATTCTTTAACATCTTCTATCTCACCTTTAACAGCTTGGTTAACAGCATCATTTACTTGTGCTCTAGTTTTGCCTGCACCAAATGATCTAAAGTAATCAGATGCTACAAACCTAGATTTTTTAGTTTGGAACAAAGCTGTAAGCATAGTATCTACTATCTGCTTTGCCGGACCATCTATATCATCTAGTGATACATAATCTATTATTTCTCTACCGGCTATACCAGTGTCACGTAATTGTTTTAACAAAGAACCTACAACTAGGTCAGCTGTAACAACTGTTTCAGCAGCCCATGTTTCAAATACTTCGTCTCCTAATGGTAATCTAGCAGTGTCTCTAGCAAATAACTCTGCAAGAAACTCATCAGCAGGCATATCAGCAGCATTTCTACCTTCAACGATCTGTCTATAAGAAGCAACAGCATCACGCCATACATCAAGCATAAGCTTTCTGTCACCTTTTACTGCGTCTAGTTCTTTAGCAAACTTGTCATCGCTCATTAAACTACGTAATGTAGACTCAACTATCTCATCTGTAGTACCACCTTCACGTGCTATACGCTCACGTTCTACTCCTGTAGTAACAGAGCCTGTAGACCCATCTTCAGATCCCCAGTCTGTACGTGTACGTCTAAGCTGATCGTAAGCTTCTCCGGGTGCAACTTCAGATATATCAGCACCTTGATGCCTTTCAGCAAGTGGTGCATTTTTAGCTGCACGAAACTCAGCTTCTCCTTTACGTATTTGTGCGAGAGCTGCTGTAGTTGTTTGATTTTCAATACTTGCGTTACGATTAACAATCTGTTTTTTAGCAGCTGCACTACCTTTACCTAGTAGATGTACTGCTCCATCAAATACTAAACCGATACCCATACCTTCGACAATGTTTTTAAACTTCATCATAATAGGATGATCTGTCTCTTTAGTACTTAACGGAGTATCTATCCAACCATAGCGATCTCGCATAGCTCCTAGAGCATTGTGCCCATCAGACTCTCTTGATATAACGTCTGATATACCACCGATTGCAGCACCTCTAGCTAGTGTACCTAGTCCTAGAAGTTTAGCTGCACCACCGGCAATAAGAGGTACTCCTGTAGCTGCAAGACCTTTAGCTGCTAATACTGTACCGGCTGCTAAAGAACCAAAGTGTACAGTACCTCTGAGTAATTTACCCCACCATGTTTTAGTAATGATAGGGTCATCTTCATCTGTAAAAGGTGTCCACTCTGGTTCGTAAAAACCTTTCTCTTTCTTTTCTTGCTGCATTTCACCAGACAACGCATCAAATGTACGTTCTGGAAATGTAGCTAGAGAAGAAGCTGTATCTTGTAAACCACCAGATAGAATAGATTGTGCTTCTTTAGCTATACCTCTGATACCCCATGTATCATTGTTTCTAGGGTCAGCAGCTATGTCAGCAGCTTTCTCGTCAGATGCAATGGATGCTGCTTCTGACTCTTGAATAACTTGTTTCTTTTCTGCATCTTCTTCTATCTGAGCAGTCATCTCCTCAACAGAAGGTAATCCCGTAGGATCATAATTAATGCTTTCGTTTTCCATATTTATTAATTTAGTGTTTGCTCCACTTGTGCCTTAGCAGAAACGGAACTTAATGTACTTAATTCTAAGAATGGTGGTATGTCTCCTATTATTTTTGCATACTCGTCTCTATCTTCTTTTGGAATAAAAACTAAGCGTCTATATGTAGAATCTGCATTACTAAATGCTAACTTATTATTACCCTTAAACCGTAGTCTGGATAATACAAATAGTTGTTGCATACGTTCATCAAACATAGCATCAAAATCTAAGTCAGGCAGATCTCTCATAAGTTGTATTAGACCTTCACGTGTAATATCATATAAACCAAAGTTATCATAACCTTGTTCTATAAGATCTATAAGTTCTCCTATAGTATGTTGTGATAATGGTTTTTCTAACTCAGCATACTTACCATCTTTCTTGATAGCATCTATGCCACCATTTTCCGTAGTTTTTGGATTAATTATTCTTTTTAATAGCTTGTCTCGATCTCCTTCCAGATTCTCTGTAGCAACTCTGTCTACTTTATTTGCAGAAGGTTTGTCATCTATAAGTAAGGAAGTTGTGAGACCAAGATTAATGTCACCCATAAGTTCTGGTATAGGTTTCATCATACCTGTAGCTACAAGTCTATCGTGAGCAAGTTTAACTGATGATTTGTTTTTATACAAATGTGATAAACTTGTCCAGAAACCAGAAAGTGTCTGGTTTTTACCTTGGAAAAATTTAAGATCTTCAACTAAAAATGGTTCTTCTCCTTCATGTGGAGTTTCTGCTGATATAGCACCGGCAGGGTCACCTCTGTATATACCAGTTAATTTAGCAACTGCAAGCTTTGTATCTTTTGGTGTTGCCTCAAAAGTATTCTTATCAAAGTTTCCTTTATTGATAGCATCTACTGTATTTTTAGATGCTTCTCCTAATGGATCATCAACACCTAATTTTTCAAGCCTTTCAAACTCTGACTTAAAAAATGTACCGGCATCTCGATACATACTATGATACTTTTGTACTTGCCAGTTTGTATTTAATACCTTTTTGTCAAATATATTACGATCTGCAACTCGAGTCTGTATTAAATCAGACATTGAACCTTTAATACCAGTAAACTCTGGTCTGTCAAACACAGGAGTCTGGCTTGCTTCTACAAGCTTTAGTGCTTGATTACGTAAAGTAGGATCTACAATCGTAGAAATCATTTCCATTGTTACAGGTATATTATCATTGTCAAACCTACCTGCTAAATAATCAAGTCTACCTTTCTGCCAATCTAATGATTCTTTTTCTTTAGCTGCATTATAATATTGACGTATTTCGTTAGCATTACCAGATTGTAATGTTTGGTAGTTAGTTTCTTTATTATTACCTTTAGGTACAAACTTTAGATCTTCAAGTATATATTCTATATCTTGATCGTCAAATACACCTTTATCTATACCACGCTTAACTAATGCAACCCAATCAGCATTTGCTGCTTTCATAGAGTTTTTACCATAGCCTTTACCTTGATAGTATTTAGCTCGGTTTGCTATAAAACCATCCTGATGATAAATCTCATCTCCTATAGGTTCTGTATACTGAGGGTCATTAGTTTTTCCAGAATTGATTTTTATGGTGTCAAAATAGTATGAATCTGAACTACCTTGATTAATTGTGTTTGCAGCAGAAGCTTCTGTATTAAAAGCTTGCGTACTGTCTTGAGCCATACGACCTGTCCATGTAGGTATAAAGTCGTTGATAAGCTGACCCTTAGTAATCTGTGGATACTCTTGAGTCCAAATCTCTATATATCTAGCACCGGCTATACGATACCACTCTTGCTTTTCAGCTAGTGTCATGTCAGCATATAGCTTACCATTTACAACCAAACTGCCTTTAGCAACCTCCATAAACTGAGGAAGATAGAAGGGCATGTTTTTTACAGCAGCCCTACCTGATCTTATATCTTCAGCAGCTATCATTTTCTTAAGTTCTAACAACTCAAGATTACCTACAGGCATACCAGTAGAATCTTTACCAGTTGCTTCTATCTTTCCTATTTCAGCTTGTAGATCTCCGTCGTTCATATTTTTGAGCTCAACAGCTCTTTTTTCTAAACTAGCAAATCTACTTACAGTTTCTGGATTACTATTAGCAGCCATCAACTCATCATAGTCAGCTTCATTATCACTATAATTCTGTCTCTGGTCAAGAAAAGCTTTACCTGTTTGAGTTAGCTGAGTTATATCTTTTAAACCCTCTATCAAGCCATATTGATTTGCAGCATTGTACGCTGCGATGTGTTGAGCAAAATCTTTAGACCTAACTTGTATGTTACGATCTATAGATTCGTTCATAGCCTT